GTCCCGGGTTACTCCTTTCACATCCGTTTGCAACAACGAAGCTATGGAATTACCACTTTGGGACATGGCAAAAATGTTTTGGTGTTGCGGGTCGACATAACAATAAGACACACCACTTTCGTTAATGGTGGTCCCAATGTACGTAACTCTAAGCCCGCAAGCCACAACCCGACCTTGGAGTAGTGTGCTACCAACCTGGGTGTAAGGTGAAGCGGAACCAGTGGGATTGGTGGCGGTGACGTTGGAAGAGCTGTAAGGCAAATTTGGCATGCTAAAGGTTTGCACGCCGGTGCCTATCGTGTTCACTCCCGCCAATATCCCGATGGCACCCCCGGGGTAAATTCCGTAATCGCTTCCGGAAAGAAAACCCTGGGGCAAATCACTCACCCACGTCGGATTGATCACCACGAATCCGTTGCTGGTGTCACCGGTGTACATGTCGTACCGTGCGAATCCCGAAGATTTCAGGGATGCCGCAACGGGCAACGATGGAAGGCACACGTCGCGCTCACCGAATGGGTCGATCACAGCTCGCAAAAACTTCGCGGTACAAGCAGACATGGCCAATGTTGCATTAATGCGTGTTGGCAGCTTCTGCTTAGAACTATTTCCGCGAATAATTTGCTTTGGGATGCGGACACCGAACATTGCGTCAGTCATCGCATTTTGGTTCGGATAAGCCTTTCCCATAAGCTTCTTCGTCTTCGGTCGGTTGGCACGACTCTTTGGTTTGCCTTTGGGTTTTTGCTTCGGCTTGCCCTTGCGACCAGCCCCACCAGCCAATCCAATCGAACCTCTCATCCGCAAGATGTTATTGTCCAGGAATGCATCAACACGGTCATTGCAAAACCTCTCATAAAGAGTTTGCAAAGCCATGAATTTACTAGCCCCGGGCAAATACACATCGTATTTGAATTGCAAATTGTCGATTGGTAACAGCGGCAGGATGACCTCAGTGAATGCTTTCAATCCCTCGAAAGTACAATCTCCAGGAACCTGCACCTGCAATAGTTCCTCCCCCAAGAGTATACTCACATGTAAATATCCAAGCGCTTGCCGAGCCTCCCATTCCCGGGATCCAACTCCCTCCACCAGTTTCGCCGTGTTGAAAACAGTCTTCCCAGTCTCAACACTATCCAAAGATGCCACATCGGATTCATCAGAATCCTCATCCCCGTAACCCGGATCGTGGTGCTCGCACCCAATGACGGACGGCGTTCCGCACACGTCACACTTCGAGCATAACCAACCCGGGTCAGGAATGTTTCCATCCATGGCATCCTCCCCCCTAATGCGACGACGCCGGACACCAAATCCGTTTAGCCCGGGTAGGGCGCGCCTCGCTTGACCATGCCGCCGCTTCACATCCGCAGCGCACAGTCGGTTTGTTTCTTTGTTATCCCAGGGGTGGTCTGGGGCGTAGTTTTGAGTGTTCGCCACACAGGTTTCTTTGTTGTCCCAGGGTTGGTCTGGGGCGTAGTTTTGAGTGTTCGCGACACGGTTTTGGAAAATGCATTCCGTTGCCATATTTGTAGTCCGCTCGCAAGCGAATCATGGGAGAATACCCAACTCCTCCCCATCGTCCACGAGATCACGCTTGGCACGCTCTCCCTTGGAATTACTACTGTGAAAAACACCCTGGCATAGTGTTCCCCGCTCCAGGTCTCCCCGAAGTCCCCGTCATGACCTACTTCGCTTTCGCCCCTAGGGTTTACCACTCCGTGTGCAAGCACACCGTTAGAGCCAGCCTCATGCCCGCCAAAATTTGGTGTGGGCCAGCTGCGACAGTCCAGTAGAATTGATGTTTACGATTCACCCACACCCCGTTAGGAGCCTACCGTGGAGCCACCGTGTGATGCAGCTAGGGACGCCTTGCCCTGTGCATCACCATCTTTGAGATACAGGTCTCACCCTCACCGTTGGCGGCGACCTCCACCGGAGGTATTTGTCATGACACGGTCCGTAGACCGCCGGACGCTCACCGAGCCATGGTGTCCGGATACCGAAAACCCGTACTAAACGCATGTTATCCACGTGCCGTTGCGCAAAATCTTATCCAAGAAACACAGATGCATCTCGCCAGTGGTCTTCTTGTAACTGGCCACGACCTTTACGATAGGTCGATTTGAGAATGCAAATAGGAAATCAAAGATGCTTGCGGCGACGAATAACCATTAACAAACGTTTGTCGGACGCTAGTCACCCCCAGGTTACCGAGGGTTTTAACGGGCTGGGCACTTTCGTATTCACGGTCCGTGCCACCGGCGTACCAAGCCGGTGATGAGATACTATTCCTAGGGCTCCTCTATACAGGGTCGCGCAAAAAGGCGACGCAGGAAAGACACACCCACAAAGGTGATTTGGAGTCCCGTAACCTCTCATCCTCAGTCATCTGTCCTACAACAAATGAAAGCATGCACCAGGTTACCAATGCATGGAAAT